GTGAATGAGTTCAAGGGGATATTATTTGATAAAAATAGAAGGTCTTCAGAGTTTCTACTTAATTTTTATGAATGTTGCTATGAGTTTTTACCAAGAGCGCAGCCTCAGGATAAAATCGAAAGCTATAATTCAGCACTGCAAGCTTTCTCCATCTTTTGTTCATCTACGTTGATACATAATAATATAGGCTTTGATTTCAAATTATTTCCAGAAGTCAAACTGTGTGGGGAAAATCTTGAAACGGTATTCAAATATAAAAATGGCGATGATGTCCGGGAGATAGCCAAAATTAACATTGCTCTCCAAAAAGAAGAGGATGGTTTATATAATTTAGGTGGATTGGATTTTAAGGGATGCTTCTTTTCTGGACAGAACTTCAGTAACTATGATATTCAATATGTGAACTGGGGAACGTCATTGTTTGATCTTGATACTCCGTGTATTTTTAATGCGCCTGCTTACAACAAGAGTAATGAAAAATCATTAAAACCTGTGAGCGAAAACGGTTTAAGTGGAGTCTTGACTGATCGTAATAATAAAATAAAACTCATCACGGGCGTGGCACCATTCGATGATATTTTATTTATGGATGATGACTTTGATGATAGTTCCTCTGAGGATGATCCCGTTGAGAATAGTCCTGTTGTGACTAGTCCCGTTGTATCAAGTTCTAAAAGCAGTTTTCAATGATTAATAAATGGCTATTTTTACAAAGAGATAATAACGTAGATTGAAACAATATGTATTATTGATTGATTAAACGGGATTATTTTTTACACTACAACCATTTTGCTGCCACTACCAAAGAAAAAGGGGCTACGCTTTCACGTAACCCCTTGATTTATTTGTTGAGCTGGCGGTGTCTGAATTGGTGCTGTAATTGGTTGAAATATTTATTCTAATGTCTGGTTCAACTTTCCTTAGCTGCCTGAAAGTTTTTTTGATCTTACCCATCAATAATAGGGTTACGGTACACCACGCCTGACTGATGAACTGCGTGCTCAGGGTTACCTCTTCAACGTAAAACCGTGGCAGGAGGTCCGGACTGAAAAAACTGCTCAGGACATTATCGGCGGTGGACGCACGGGTAGTCTGTAAACCGAACCGACTGGGGCGCAGTATGTGGCATCTTGTCGTGCTGTTGGAGGAGCTGTGCAAACGTGGTATTAACTTTCGTGCTCTGGCCCAATCTATATTTGCCCAACAATGGGGGGACGAATGCTGTAAAAGTAAAAGAATCTGCGATCTCAAAGTTATTGTGTTATTTTTATGTGAGCAGAAGATATTCATCAGAAACGATTATGTAAATCATTTTATTTTGCCGACGGCCTGATTGTCGAAAGAAAAGAATACCCCCGTATTCCCTGAATAGATTGACTTTTTTATCCAACCATACTTCAGCGCACTGCGTTTAAAAAATGCTTCTTTCTTATGTGGAATATCATCATTTCATCATGATGTCTTTGATGAGCGGTGAACACAATACACTTGCGCTGTCTCTTCAGGATGAATCCCCTGGTCTGGTGCCTGTGGGCTGATGTTGCAGCAGAGCTAAGGTCGCTTAAACGCTACTCAGTATTCACTTTTCAGAGGATGAAATTTATGAACAGGACCAGTCCCCATTATTGTCGCCGCTCAGTACTTTCCTTATTGATATCTGCCTTGATATATGCCCCGCCTGGGATGACGGCCTTCACTCCTGATGTTATTGGTGTGGTAAACGATGAGACTGTAGATGGCAGCCAAAGAGTAGATGAACGAGGTACAACAAATAACACTCATATTATCAACCATGGCCAGCAGAATGTTCATGGCGGGGTATCTAATGGAAGTCTTATTGAATCGGGTGGATATCAAGATGTAGGAAGTCATAACAATTTTGTGGGGCAGGCTAATAATACAACCATTAACGGAGGAAGACAGACAATTCATGACGGGGGCATTTCCACCGGTACGATAATCGACAGTGGCAATCAGGACGTTTATACAGGTGGTATCAGCAATGGAACGACAATTAAGGGTGGTAATTCACACATAAGTGGGGGGACTGCGAATGGAACCATCATTGATGGTGGAGGGCAGAAAGTAACAACTCAGGGGCATGTTGATGGTACAACGATAAATAAGTCCGGTTATCAGGACATCACGCAAGGAAGTATTGCAACGAACACAATCATAAATGGTGGACGACAGTATGTTGAACAGAGCACAGTAGGAACAACCACCATTAAAAATGGCGGTGAGCAAAGAGTATATGAAAGCCATGCGCTGGACACGACGATTGAAGGTGGAACTCAGTCTCTGAATAATAAGTCAACGGCAAAAATACTCAGATCTATTCTGGTGGTACGCAAATTGTTGATTACACCAGCTCCTCGGATGTTATTGAAGTTTATTCCGGTGGCGTGCTTGATGTTAGTGGTGGTACGGCAACAAATGTTACCCAGCACGATGGTGCAATTTTAAAAACAAACACTAACGGTACGACGGTGAGCGGTACGAATAGTGAAGGTGCATTCTCCATCCACAATCACGTGGCAGACAATGTGTTGCTGGAAAACGGTGGTCATTTAGACATAAACGCATATGGTTCGGCAAACAAGACGATTATTAAAGATAAAGGAACAATGTCAGTTTTAACGAATGCTAAAGCTGATGCGACCCGAATAGATAACGGCGGGGTAATGGATGTTACCGGAAACGCGACCAATACCATAATCAATGGTGGTACACAGAATATTAATAATCATGGTATTGCCACGGGTACCAATATCAACGGCGGAACGCAAAATATCAAGAGCGGCGGGAAAGCTGACACGACAATTATATCCTCCGGGAGCCGGCAGGTTGTTGAGAAAGATGGTACGGCAACTGGCAGCAATATTAGCGCCGGAGGCTCGCTGATTGTCTATACCGGTGGTATTGCACATGGGGTTAACCAGGAGACGGGCAGTGCTTTAGTTGCCAACACGGGCGCAGGGACTGATATTGAAGGATACAACAAGCTCTCTCACTTCACTATTACCGGAGGGGAGGCTAATTATGTTGTGCTGGAAAATACCGGCGAACTGACGGTAGTGGCTAAAACCTCGGCGAAAAATACTACCGTTGATGCTGGCGGTAAGCTGATTGTCCAGAAGGAGGCTAAAACAGATACCACCAGACTTAATAATGGTGGCGTTCTGGAGGTTCAGGACGGTGGTGAGGCTAAGCATGTTGAGCAACAATCCGGCGGCGCATTAATTGCTTCCACAACTTCCGGAACCCTTATCGAAGGAACCAACAGTTATGGTGATGCTTTCTACATCAGGAATTCAGAAGCTAAAAATGTAGTGCTGGAAAACGCTGGCTCATTAACAGTCGTCACTGGTTCCCGGGCAGTTGATACGATTATTAATGCCAACGGCAAAATGGATGTTTATGGAAAAGATGTTGGCACTGTACTCAATAGTGCTGGCACCCAAACAATATATGCCAGTGCCACTTCTGATAAAGCAAATATCAAAGGTGGCAAGCAAACGGTATATGGATTAGCCACTGAGGCAAATATCGAAAGTGGTGAACAAATTGTTGATGGTGGGTCAACAGAGAAAACACACATCAATGGTGGCACGCAAACCGTTCAGAATTATGGTAAGGCAATCAATACCGATATCGTCTCTGGCCTACAACAAATTATGGCAAACGGGACAGCGGAAGGTTCCATTATTAATGGGTGTTCACAGGTAGTTAATGAGGGCGGTCTGGCTGAAAACTCGGTGCTTAATGACGGCGGCACACTCGATGTGCGGGAGAAAGGCAGCGCAACGGGGATACAGCAGAGTAGCCAGGACGCTTTGGTTGCAACCACCAGGGCGACGCGGGTCACAGGAACACGCGCGGATGGCGTCGCGTTCAGCATCGAGCAGGGTGCGGCGAACAATATCCTGCTGGCAAATGGCGGCGTGTTAACCATGGAGTCAGACACCTCTTCTGACAAAACACAGGTCAATACGGGCGGACGGGAGATCGTCAAAACAAAAGCCACTGCGACAGGCACGACGCTCACCGGCGGCGAACAAATCGTCGAGGGGGTGGCGAATGAGACAACGATTAACGACGGCGGAATACAAACAGTTTCAGCTAACGGAGAGGCAATAAAAACAAAGATCAATGAAGGCGGTACGCTGACAGTTAACGATAATGGCAAAGCGACAGATATCGTCCAGAACAGCGGTGCCGCTCTCCAGACGAGCACGGCTAACGGTATTGAAATCAGCGGTACTCACCAGTACGGCACTTTTTCCATTTCCGGCAATTTAGCGACCAATATGTTGCTGGAAAATGGCGGTAATTTATTGGTATTAGCAGGTACCGAAGCTCGCGACTCCACGGTTGGCAGCGGTGGAGCCGCCAACGGCAGTTATCGCAGCAACGGGCTGGGCGGTCACATTGAAACCGGGATGCGATTTACCGATGGTAACTGGAACCTGACGCCGTATGCATCGTTAACGGGGGTTCACCGCTGATAACCCTGAATATCATTTATCCAATGGCATGGAATCGAAATCAGTCGATACCCGCAGTTTATATCGTGAACTGGGTGCAACGCTGAGTTACAACATGCGTCTGGGGAACGGTATGGAAGTTGAGCCGTGGCTGAAGGCGGCTGTGCGCAAAGAATTTGTCGATGATAACCGGGTGAAAGTGAATAGTGACGGTAATTTCGTCAATGATTTGTCGGGCAGACGTGGAATATACCAGGCAGGTATTAAAGCCTCATTCAGCAGTACGTTAAGCGGGCATCTTGGGGTGGGGTATAGCCATGGTGCCGGTGTGGAATCCCCGTGGAACGGGGTAGCTGGTGTGAACTGGTCGTTCTGACCATCAACGAAAAAGCCCACATCTGTGGGCTTTCATGTCACCAGGAGCCGCGGCTCCTTTGCGTATCCTTTTATGTCTCTTCACCGTCTGGTCGGTGTCCTGCTGAGACTGCTAACTTCCTGTTTTTATTGGTGTTGTCCTTATACCGTCCAATCATGATTGGTGGAGCTGGCGGGAGTTGAACCCGCGTCCGAAATTCCTACATACCATTTTTACACTAACGAAATCATATTTTTTCATTTTAAATCATGATGTTATTGTTAATCTGTGTTTGCTTGTTTTACTTGTTTTTAGTGCTCTGCCGCCAAAGTGCCGCCATTTATTAGCGATGCCAGTTGAGGTTATGAAGTGGATTTTTGGTAACGGCATCTTCCAGATGATCCGGTGCAAAATGGGCATAAATCATGGTCATTTTAATATCAGCGTGCCCTAAAATATCCCTCAATACTAAAATGTTTCCGCCGTTCATCATAAAGTGGCTGGCGAAAGTGTGGCGCAGAACGTGGGTACATTGACCTTCAGGTAGTTCAATTCCAGCTCGTTTTACCGCACGCTCAAAAGCCTTTCGGCATGGTGTGAATAACTTTCCCCTGTTTTTGGGTAATTCTTCATACAGTTCCTGAGAAATAGGAACAGTTCGGTTTTTCTTTCCTTTTGTTTTGGTATAGGTAATTCGATACTTTGATATCTGGTTACCTTGCAGGTTTTCGGCTTCGCTCCATCTTGCCCCGGTTGCCAGACAAATCTTGGCAATCATTAGCAGACTGGGACTTTGAGATTCAGCACAAGCGTCAAGCAGGCGTTTGATTTCATCAGCAGCAAGGAACGCCAGTTCACCCTCTGCAATTTTGAAAGTTGGCAGACCGGCGAGAGGGTTGGGTGCAGACCAATGTCCCAGCTTTTTCAGTGTGCCAAAAACTGAGGATAGGTTACGTTGTTCAAGGTTCACCGTTCTGGGCTTAACTGGTGACATGAGCACACCATCTTCGTTTTTGACCTCACCTTTTAATCTGGCTTCCCGGTATTTTGTGAAATCACCTGCTGTCAATTCAGAAGCGATGGGATCGCCAAGCCCATTACAAATGATTTTTAACTTAGCCATTAATCGCTTAGGGTCAGCGAGTGTCTGACCGTACAGGGAATACCATTGCTCAATCACTTCTGACAGTTGTCGCCGATCTTCCTTTTCTCCCAGCCAAGGTTTCTTGTTTACCTCGTCCATGGTGAAATTCTCAAACGCAATGGCTTCGCCTTTCGTCGCAAATTGTTTGCGTACGCGTTTGCCATCTCGCCCGTTTGGGTAGCATTCACATAACCACTTTCCGTTCGGCTGTTTTCTGATGGTCATATCAAAGGCTCTTAATGATTTTCAGTGCGCGGCCTATTACCTTAATGTCATCCAGTTCGCACTCAAACGATGAATCATCCTGATGCACTACTAATCTGTTTCCCGGGAGTCGTGTCAATTTTACAATGCTTTTTATCCCGTCGATGTCCACTAACCACGTACCATTTACTGGTGGTGTTTGGTTGCGATCTATTAAATAAGAATCACCAGAAGTAGTCACCAGCAGCAGGTTGCTTGAGTCTGAGGGGAGTATGCTGCTATCAATGATTGCTTTTCCAGCATCGACCAATAAACCACCGTTGAGAGTTGCCTTTTCAATTTCAGGAGATACAAGCTCAGAAAGAGGTTTAACCTTGCTGGGGTTCACGGAATTGATATTTTTTTTAGGGTCAATGTTTGAACCTGGCTCGCCCTGTCCGGTGGTTAGCCATAGTAAAGAAACTCCTGTTTCCAAGGCGCACTGAATCACCCATTCTGCGGGAAAGCTATCTCTTAAGTATCTGTTTGCCATAGTGCTTTTTGATGCACCTAAGTGATCGCAAAGTTGCTGTCTGGACTTGAAATCATAGGCTGCCATTAGTCTATGGATAGCCTCTCTTCCCCCTGTATTCTCGCCAGCTTTTACCTGTATCATTTCTTAATCCTATTGACGTATCAAATATTGGATCGTAGTATCTCGATGTATCAAATATTGAATCTAATAAAACAAGATAAAACTACATAAACCAAACCTTAATCGAGAGATACTGCACTATGAGCAACGACATTTCAATTCGTGTACCAAAAGTGATGGCGACACCTGCAGAGTTCGCGGAATGGGAAGGCCGCTCTCGCGGTTCGGTATATCAAATGATTCATAATGGTAAACTCGCTAAGTTTTTGGAAAGAAAGGAAAAACCGAAAGACAGAGTATGTATACGTTACCTTGAGTACAAAAAGGAACAAGTCAGGAAAAACATGGGCCAATCCAATTTCAACTTTAATGTCATCGTTGGTGACTAAGTTCAATTATGAGAACTTTCTAAGGTGGCAGCATGTTTGATTACAAAATTTCCAAACATCCGCATTTTGATGAAGCCTGTAGAACTTTTGCACTACGTCACAATATGGCGAAGCTGGCAGAACGTGCAGGAATGAATGTCCAGACTCTGCGAAACAAACTCAACCCAGATCAACCGCATCAGCTCAATGCGCCAGAAATCTGGCTGCTTACCGATCTGACTGAAGATTCAACGCTGATAGATGGTTTTCTGGCACAGATTCACTGCCTGCCATGTGTACCGATTAATGAGGTAGCAAAAGAGAAACTGCCGCATTACGTCATGAGTGCAACCGCAGAGATCGGGCGTGTTGCTGCAGGTGCGGTATCTGGCAATGTAAAAACCAGTGCAGGTCGTCGTGATGCTATCAGCAGCATTAACTCTGTAACACGACTGATGGCGCTGGCTGCTGTTTCATTGCAGGCCCGTTTACAGGCTAACCCGGCGATGGCGAGTGCAGTTGATACCATGACTGGCCTTGGTGCTTCATTCGGTTTGCTGTGAGGTGCTTATGCTTACGAAAGAACCATCATTTGCATCGCTGCTGGTTAAACAAAGCCCGGCAATGCACTACGGTCACGGCTGGATCATGGGTGAGGATGGTAAACGCTGGCATCCGTGCCGTTCACAAGATGAATTGCTGGCAGAACTATCTACGAAAAAACGGGGGAACAAATGGCTATTGAAGGCGCTGCGGCGACTGTTCCATTAAGCCCCGGTCAACGCCTGAATGGACTTAATCACATTGCGGAGTTAAGGGCGAAAGTTTTTGGTCTGAATATTGAGTCAGAGCTTGAGCGGTTTATTAAAGATATGCGTGATCCACGCGATATTAATAGCGAACAAAATAAACGGGCACTGGCTGCCATATTCTTTATGGCAAAAATTCCAGCTGAACGTCATAGCATCAGCATTAATGAGCTGACCACTGACGAAAAGCGGGAGTTGATTAAAGCAATGAATCATTTTCGTGCAGTGGTGAGCTTATTTCCCAGACGGCTAACCATGCCGAATTAACCAACTAATGAAATTAATGGCGTAAACCCGCCGGGCATCCCTTTATCTAAATTCAGGAGAATTGCTTATGCGTAATATTGAAACCCTCACGACCAAAACCGGACCGGATGATGCAGGTCTTAATCTTTTACTGACAGAGGCTCGTCTGGAAGAACGCCGGGCAAGGGCTGAAGCAATGGCTGCTCGCCTCGATAGCCTGGCGTGTCATATCACCTCCCGCCAGCTAAACCACGTCGAAGCGGCAGAACTGCTGCGTGTGACTGCTGAAGCAATCCAGAACGAAGCGCAGGAGATCCACTGATGGCTGATGCAATGGATCTCGTACAGCAGCGCGTTGAAGAAGAACGCCAACGCCATATCCGTGCTGCCCGTGCCAAAACGCCGGGCGTGTCCCGCGTGCTTTGCGTTGAGTGTGAAGCGCCAATTCCGCCAGCACGCCGCCGTGCCATTCCTGGAGTGCAGCTTTGCATTACCTGCCAGGAAATCGCAGAGCTGAAAGGCAAACATTACAACGGAGGTGCTGTATGAGCACCATCCTGAAATGGGCGGGTAATAAAACCGCCATTATGTCCGAACTGAAAAAATACCTTCCTGCTGGCCCGCGACTGGTTGAACCTTTCGCGGGTTCTTGTGCTGTGATGATGGCGACGGATTACCCCAGCTATCTGGTTGCGGATATTAATCCTGATTTAATCAACCTCTATAAAAAGATTGCCGCTGATTGCGAAGCGTTTATATCTCGTGCCAAAGTTTTATTTGAGGAAGCAAACAGTGAGCTGGCTTATTACAACATAAGACAGGAGTTTAATTACTCAACTGAAATTACTGATTTCATGAAGGCGATATATTTCCTGTATCTCAATCGTCACGGTTACCGTGGTTTATGTCGCTATAACAAGAGCGGGTATTTCAACATTCCCTACGGTAATTATAAAAATCCGTATTTCCCTGAAAAAGAAATTCGCGCATTTGCAGAGAAAGCCCAGCGGGCAACGTTTATCTGCGCGAGCTTTGATGAAACGCTGGCGATGCTGCAGGTGGGGGATGTGGTGTATTGCGATCCGCCGTATGACGGTACGTTTTCCGGCTATCACACTGATGGTTTCACTGAAGATGACCAGTATCACCTGGCATCCATTCTTGAACATCGGTCATCAGAAGGACATCCGGTCATTGTTTCTAACAATGACACATCCCTGATTCGTTCGCTGTATCGCAATTTTACTCACCACTATATCAAGGCAAAACGCAGCATCGGCGTGTCAGCTGGCGAGGGTAAATCTGCAACAGAAATCATTGCTGTTTCCGGGCCGAGCTGCTGGTTGGGATTTGATCCTTCGCGTGGCGTGGATAGTTCTGCCGTGTACGGAGTGTGTGTATGAGTCATGACGATATGAACAATTGCAGCGGCTTTAACGAGGCCGCCGCAGCATTTTCATGGAACGGCTCGAAAAAGGCCATTAACCCTTATCTGGACCCGGCGGAAGTTGCGCCGGAGTCTGCACTTTCAAACCTGATCACTCTGTACGCTGCCGATAACGAGCAGGAACAACTGCGCCGCGAGGCACTGAGTGAGCAGGTCTGGGAGCGTTATTTCTTTAATGAATCCCGTGATCCTGTCCAGCGCGAAATGGAGCAGGATAAGCTCATTAGCCGGGCAAAGCTGGCGCATGAGCAGCAGCGTTTTAATCCGGACATGGTCATTCTGGCGGACGTAAACGCCCAGCCTTCCCATATCAGCAAGCCGCTGATGCAACGTATTGAATACTTCAGCAGCCTGGGCAGGCCAAAGGCTTATTCCCGCTATTTGCGTGAGACGATTAAGCCATGTCTGGAGCGACTGGATTGTGTACGTGACAGTCAGCTATCTGTTTCTTTCCGTTTTATGGCAAGCCATCAAGGGCTGGAGGGTCTGCTGATCCTGCCTGAAATGAGCCAGGATCAGGTGAAACGCCTGTCCACCCTGGTAGCAGCGCATATGAGCATGTGTCTTGAGGACGCTTGTGGTGATTTGTATGCCACCGATGACGTTAAGCCAGAAGAAATCCGCAAGACATGGGAAAAGGTGGCAGCGGAAACCCTGCGTCTGGATGTTATCCCGCCTGCGTTTGAGAAACTTCGTCGGAAAAGAAACCGCCGCAAACCAGTGCCCTATGAACTCATCCCGGGTTCGCTGGCGCGTATGTTGTGTGCCGACTGGTGGTATCGGAAATTATGGAAGATGCGTTGCGAATGGCGGGAAGAGCAGTTGCGTGCTGTCTGCCTGGTCAGCAAAAAAGCATCCCCCTATGTCAGCTATGAAGCCGTGATGCATAAACGTGAGCAGCGCCGTAAGTCGCTGGAGTTTTTTCGTTCTCATGAACTGGTGAACGAAGACGGCGACACGCTGGATATGGAAGATGTGGTAAACGCCAGCAGCAGCAACCCGGCGCATCGCCGCAATGAGATGATGGCCTGTGTTAAAGGTCTGGAGCTTATCGCGGAAATGCGCAGTGACTGTGCCGTTTTCTACACTATCACCTGTCCGTCGCGTTTCCATTCCACGCTCAATAACGGCAGACCAAACCCGACCTGGACAAACGCGACGGTAAGACAAAGTAGCGATTATCTGGTCGGCATGTTTGCTGCATTTCGTAAGGCTATGCATAAAGCCGGGTTGCGCTGGTATGGCGTGCGGGTAGCTGAGCCGCATCATGACGGTACTGTGCACTGGCATCTCATGTGTTTCATGCGTAAAAAAGACCGCCGAGCCATCACTGCATTACTGCGTAAGTTTGCCATCCGTGAAGACCGTGAGGAGCTGGGCAATAACACGGGACCACGCTTTAAGTCTGAGCTGATAAACCCGCGCAAAGGTACGCCAACAAGCTATATCGCGAAATACATCAGTAAGAACATTGACGGGCGTGGTCTGGCTGGGGAGATCAGCAAGGAAACGGGTAAATCCCTGCGTGATAACGCTGAATACGTTAATGCCTGGGCGTCTCTGCATCGTGTTCAGCAATTCCGCTTCTTTGGCATTCCGGGGCGTCAGGCTTACCGTGAACTGCGATTGCTGGCTGGTCAGGCGGCAAGGCAACAGGGTAACAAAAAAGCAGGTGCGCCGGTACTGGATAACCCGCGTCTTGATGCAATCCTGGCTGCTGCTGATGCTGGTTGTTTTGCCACCTACATCATGAAGCAGGGCGGCGTACTGGTTCCCCGCAAATATCACCTCATCAGAACTGCTTATGAAATCAACGAAGAACCGACCGCATATGGCGATCACGGTATTCGTATTTATGGCATCTGGTCACCCATTGCAGAGGGCAAGATCTGCACTCATGCGGTGAAGTGGAAAATGGTTCGTAAGGCCGTTGACGTTCAGGAGGCGGCAGCCGACCAGGGCGCTTGCGCCCCTTGGACTCGTGGCAATAACTGTCCCCTTGCTGAAAATTTGAACCAACAGGAGAAAGATAAATCAGCTGATGGGGACACCAGAACGGATATTACCTGCATGGATGACAAGGAGTTGCACGATTACCTGCACAGTATGAACAAAAAAGAGCGCCGGGAACTGGCTGCAAGGTTACGTCTGGTTAAACCGAAACGGCGTAGAGACTACAAACAGCGAATTACAGACTATCAACGACAGCAGCTCGTCTATGAACTGAAGTCCAGAGGATTTGATGGCAGCGAGAAAGAGGTCGATTTACTCCTTCGCGGCGGCAGTATTCCGTCAGGAGCAGGCTTGCGTATCTTCTATCGGAACCAGCGTTTGCAGGAAGATGATAAGTGGCGAAACCTGTATTAATTACGCGGGTTAACAATTCGTGCTCTTAATAATACCAGGCATATCAGGCTGATGAACGTAAAAAAACGTTTTACATCAGTAAGATTATTATATACTGTAAATATAAACAGTGGTTATACATACAGTATTGCTTGTGGTGTCATAGGAGGAAAGATGCAGGACTATTTTTTGGAGTCTTTGAAGCTCCAGCGCATTGATTTTTTTCTTAAGCTTGTAGCGGCTAGTGAGTGTAGTGATGAAGAGAAGGGGCTGGCCCTGCAGTGGGTTTCTGAACTGACAGATGAACTCATGGCAAAAATCAGAAGCCACGAATACAACCGCTCAATGGATGTCATCAGCTGAGGGGTCTTTTATGCGCATTGAAATAATGATCGATAAAGAGCAGAAGATTAGCCAGTCTACCCTGGACGCCCTTGAATCCGAGCTTTACCGCAATCTGCGCCCCCTGTATCCCAAAACGGTAATTCGTATCCGCAAAGGTAGCTCTAACGGTGTGGAACTGACTGGGCTGCAACAGGACGAAGAAAGAAAACAAGTGATGAAAATTATGCAGAAGGTGTGGGAAGACGACAGCTGGCTGCATTAAGAAACGTTGCTGGCGTCTGAACTTGCTTCTGGCGTCAGCAAGGTTGAACAACGAGCCCTTGCGAGGCGTTAGCTCTGTAGTGCATGTCTATGCCGCATGAGATCGCATGATCGTTTGAGGATCGTTTTTGCTAAGGCCCGCCAGAACTGGCGGGCTTTTGCGTAGATCATGCAGGTGCATGAAAACCACTACATAAAGCGGGCAGGCGTGGCGGGGATACGAGCGCGCGCAACGGGGTAAAATGGCCAAAATCCGGCACAGCCTCTGGCCCGCTGGCGGCCTCATTTAGTGGAGGGGGGAGATGTCAGGGCAAAAAGAAACGCCCCGCAGAATGCTGCTGAGGCGTTGTGAGAGTTGGTCGGTTATTGATGTTATGAGTATGTCAGCTTCGTTTGCCCTTAAGTCCTAAGTCATAGGCTTCAAAACGGATAACCTCTTCATCCAGCCAGTCATTCAGCTCCTGCAGTCGCTTTTGCAGGGGCATCAGTTCATTGCGGACGAAGACACGGCTCGCTTTTTCCACATCCCCAAAGCCGCCAGTGTTGTTGGGAATGATGCCCATCATTTGCGGCGGTACGCGGTGAGCCGCCATCATGTCATCGCGGCTGACGTTCTTGATGTTCAGAAATTCATCCTTCGCCGCGACTTCCGACAACGGGATAATCTGAATGCCATCTTTTTTGCCGTTAGGCGAGTACATAAACAGGTTGCGGAAGTTGCCCGGTCCTTTAGCACTTTTCATTGCCTTGCGGATGTTGTTCACATCCTCCTGGTTCTGTGCGGCGTCGGTCATGTACATGATGAAGCCTGCGTGGCTGCCGTTAATGTAATACTTGCGGCGGAACAGCGTGGCGGATTCGTTGAGCAGAGCTGACGGAATGGCAGAAAGGTAACCCGGCAGACCATAAATCTCCTGGTTGATATCCGGCTCCATCAGGTGGAAGACGTTACCTTTTGTGAACTGATACGGCTGTGTCGTCAGGCTGTATTGCACAAACCAGTATGTTTCAAGGTCAAGCCCGCGTCGGGTGTATTTTGCCAGTGCAGGCTCCAGCGAAATAACTTCACCAAAGCGGTTCGTGCGTTTCTCCAGGTAGGCGTTACCAAAAACCAGATAGTCCTGCACAAAACGGGTAAATGCCTGCTGGCTGAGAAGGCGATGTGGAATATAGGTACTGCTGATAATGTCACGCTTAACACTGATCGGGGAGCTGTGGTGCACGGCGGCGCGGAAGGTGCGCGCCAGTCCGTCAAAGCTGACGGGCGGCTCATACCAGCGATCCATCTGTACGCATTCCACATAGTCCAGCAGTTCGCGGCGGTCCAGTACAGGAATGGGATCACCAAAGCTGAAAGCCTCCGCAACGGGTTTTTTAGTTTCTTCTGCAGTTACGGTTTCGCCTGGCGCGATATGTTCTTTCATCAAAAAATCTCCACAATATTGCTGGTATTGGCGGACTCGCCCTGCAGCGGTTCGTTAAACAGTGCGTGCATGGTTGCCCATGCCAGATCGGCATGGCTGGCTTCTTCGCTGCGGCTGGCTTCGTAGGTCGGGCGGTTGCCACTGGCGGTGGTGGCGCGACGGATTGCCATGAATGACTGCGCAATGTCGGTATGTCCGGCGTCAAACTCCAGACGGCGGTGGCTGATAATGTCGTAGGCCTTGAGTACCAGGGCGTTTTTAACGTTGGGGTTGTAGACAAACTCCCGGACGGCAGGAAAGAACGCTTTCACGTTCTCGTAAACCCCGTGACCGACGCCGGTTGAGTCGATACCGATATAGGTCACGTTGTACTGTTCGGTCAGTTTTTTGATGGCGTCAGCCTGGGCGCGGAAGTCCATCCCGCGCCACTGGTGACGCTCAAGAATGCGGAACTTACCGCCTGGCACGGCTGGCGGTGCCACCACCACGCATCCGGCGCTGTCGCCGTTCTGCGTACCTTTTGCCGGGTCATAACCGATCCACACTTCGCGCCAGCCAAACGGGCGCAGGGCCAGTGCATGAAAGTCGGTCCAGACTTCCCAGCTGTCCACCATGCACGCCTGCAATTCGCTGAGCGGGAACACAGATGCGAGATCGTCAACGAACTCGCACATCAGCAGGTTCTGGTATTCGTCCGGGCTGTACTCCATGCGCAACTGGTCGAGGTCGAACAGGTTACAGCCGCCGCGTACCGCATCTTCCACGGTGACTATCTGGCGGTATTGCCCGTCTGCGCACAGCAGGCCGGGGGCCAGATTGCTGTGGGACAGGTCGATGTCCACCTTATCGGCTTTGTTGCGCCCACGGTTGAACAGCGCACCGGACCAGAACGGATAAGCACTGTGTGTCAGGCTGGATGGCGTGGAAAAATAGGTCTGTCGCCATTTCTTGTGAATAGCCATACCGGAAGCCACTTTGCGCAGCTCCTGGAATTTCGGTATCCAGAAATATTCATCCAGATACAGGTTGCCGTGGTAACTCTGGGCCGTGCGGGCATTGGTGCCGAGGAAATACAGTGTGGCCCCGTTGGGAAGCACCATCGGATCGCCTTTCAGCTCCACCTCCACTTCTTTGGCGAAGTCGATGATGTACTGCTTAAAGACGTGAGCCTGTGCCTTACTGGCAGAAAGGAAAATCTGGTTACGTCCGGTAAGCAGGGCGTCAATCAGGGCTTCACGGGCAAAGTAAAAGGTCGCACCGATCTGGCGTGACTTCAGCAGGTTGCGGATGCGGTTGGTTTTTCCGGCTTCCCACCAGTGGCGCTGATAGTTGAACATGGAGGAATGGAAGATTTCTTCCAACTTCTCAATCTGTTCATCGGTGAAAACGTTCTTTTCCGGCTGACGACGCGGGCCTTTGTTGCGGTTGGCGACGTTAGGGTTTAAGTCGGCTTCGTTGCCGCCATTGTTAAACTTGCCGATCCGCGCATGGCGCTCCGACTGGCGCGCCAGCAGATCAATCTCTTTGAAATCTTTCCCTTCTTTGTGCTCCTTCATAATGAGCTGGCAGTAGCGTGCGGCGGTGGTGAGCTGCATCTGATCCAGCGGCCCATAGTCACCCCACTTGTCGCGTTTTTTCCAGCTGTGAACGGTTGCAACTTTCTCGCCCAGCATTTCAGCAATGCGGGCTACGCGGTATCCCTGAAAGTACAGCAGCATGGCCTGCCGACGGGGATCGAGATCTGCGGGTGTCAGTGTGGTGTTCATGGCACAAACCTACAGCCTTGAATGAAGGCTTTCCCCGCCTGCGGTTTGTGTGGTTGTCGGTACAAATACCGCGCATTGTTTCACTGCCCCCATCACCGCAACCATAAGGCTCCAGTAAGTTTTTTCTAACGGAGCACGGCTCATGACAGTGAAAGCAAAGCGTTTTCGCATCGGGGTGGAAGGTGCCACCACCGACGGACGCGAAATCCAGCGTGAATGGCTGGAACAGATGGCAGCCAGCTACAACCCGGCGGTGTATACCGCTCTGATTAACCTTGAGCACATCAAGTCTTATCTGCCGGACAGCACCTTTAACCGCTACGGCAAGGTGACGGCGCTGTTTGCTGAAGAAATCACGGAAGGTCCGCTGGCGGGCAAGATGGCGCTGTATGCCGACGTTGAGCCAACGGAATCCCTGGTGGAGCTGGTGAAAAAAGGCCAGAAATTATTCACCTCTATGGAAGTCAGCCCGAAGTTTGCTGATACGGGCAAAGCCTACCTGGTTGGCCTGGCCGCCACTGATGATCCAGCCAGTCTGGGTACGGAAATGCTGACATTCAGCGCCAGTGCAGCCCATAACCCGCTGGCAAACCGCAAGCAGAATCCCGCCAATCTTTTTACCGCTGCAGAGGAAACGGTGATCGAACTGGAAGAAATCCAGGATGACAAACCGTCCCTGTTTTCCCGCGTCACGGCGCTGTTTACCAAAAAAGAGCAGTCCGACGATGCCCGGTTCTCTGATGTGCATAAGGCCGTGGAGCTGGTCGCCACTGAGCAGCAAAACCTGAGCGTGCGCACCGAAAAATCCCTGTCTGAGCAGGAAGAACGCCTGTCTGAGCTGGAGACTGCTCTGCAGGAGCAGCAAACCGCCTTTAACGAACTGGTGAATAAGCTGAGTCAAGAAGACAGCCGCCAGGACTACCGCCAGCGTGCAACAGGCGGTAACGCCCCCGCTGACACTCTGACCAATTGCTGATGGAGCACAAAACCTGATGAAGAAGAATACCCGCTTTGCTTTTAACGCTTACCTGCAGCAGCTGGCGCGTCTGAACGGTGTGGCAGTTGAAGAGCTGTCCAGCAAGTTCACCGTGGAGCCGTCCGTGCAGCAGACGCTGGAAGACCAGATCCAGCAGTCCGCCGCTTTCCTGACGCTGATTAATGTCACCCCGGTGACTGAACAGTCCGGTCAACTGCTGGGGCTGGGTGTTGGTAGTACCATTGCCGGAACCACTGATACCACCGCAAAAGAGCGTGAGCCTGTCGATCCGACGCTGATGGTCGATGTGGAATATAAATGCGAGCAGACCAACTTTGACACGGTGCTGACCTACGCGAAGCTGGACCTGTGGGCGAAATTTCAGGATTTCCAGGTGCGTATCCGTGACGCCATCGTGAAACGTCAGGCACTGGACCGCATCATGATCGGCTTTAACGGCGTGAAGCGTGCGAAAACCTCCAACCGTAGTGAAAACCCGCTGCTGCAGGATGTGAACAAAGGCTGGCTGCAGAAAATCCGTGAAGATGCACCGGATCACGTCATGGGTAGCACCACCACGGGCGGTGAAACCACACCGGGTGCGGTGAAAGTCGGGAAAGGTGGCGAATATGCCAACCTGGACGCCGTGGTGATGGATGCCGTCAATGAGCTTATCGACGTGGTCTACCAGGACGATGACGATCTGGTGGTGATTTGCGGTCGTGAACTGCTGTCTGACAAGTATTTCCCGCTGGTCAACAAAGAGCAGGAAAACAGTGAAAAACTGGCAGCCGATATGATTATCAGTCAGAAACGCATGGGCGGTCTGCAGGCCGTGCGTGCGCCGTTCTTCCCGCCGAATGCGCTGCTGATCACCCGTCTGGATAACTTGTCCATCTACTGGCAGGAAGACACCCGCCGCCGTTCAGTTATCGACAACCCGAAACGTGACCGGATTGAAAATTTTGAATCCGTTAACGAAGCCTATGTGGTTGAGGACTACCGCTGCGCCGCACTGGTGGAAAACATCCAGATTGGCGATTTCAGCGCCGCTGCAGTAGAAGCCGGAGCGTAACCCATGAGCCTGAGTCCCGCACGGCAGCATCGCCTGCGCGTTCAGGCTGAACAGGCCGCCCGCGAGGGCGGCAGCGTTCGCCACGCGTCGGGCTATGACCTGATGCTGCTGCAACTGGCGGAAGACCGCCGCCGTCTCAAGGGCGTTCAGTCCACGGTGAAAAAAGCGGAAATCAAGGTGGAGCTGTTGCCGAAATATGCCGCCTGGGCGGAGGGCGTCCTGGCTGCCGGAGGCGCTCAACAGGATGACGTGCTGATGTACGTGATGCTGTGGCGCATTGATGCCGGAGATTATGCCGGGGCGCTGGAGATCGGGCGTCATGCCCTGCGTCATGGCTGGGTGATGCCGCTGGGTAACCGCAACGTGCAGACCGTGCTGGCAGAGGAAATGGCAGACGCGGCGCAGAGCGCAATGCTTGCCGCCACCGGCTTTGATGCCGATCTGTTGCTGCAGACGCTGGAGCTGACAGACGGTCTGGATATGCCGGACCAGTCACGGGCGCGTCTGCATAAAGCGATTGGCGCTGTCCTGAGTGAAAGCAACCCGGCTTCCGCCCTTAATCATCTCAACCATGCGTTACAGCTCGATCCCCGCTGTGGCGTGAAAAAAGACAAACAGCAGCTGGAGCGCAGACTGCGCAATGACAGCCGCTGACAGAACGTGCCCCCGCGCACGGGCGGCACGGGGTGGCGAAAGGCACTGCCACATCAAAACCCCGTCCACCGCCCTCTATTTCAGGAGAAAGCAGCATGAAGTTTGTTGCGCCAGAACAGGCACCGGAACAGGCGGAAATCATCAGGAATACGCCGTTCTGGCCTGATGTGGACCTGTCGGAGTTTCGCAGCGTGATGCGCACTGACGGCACGGTGACGCAGCCGCGTTTAAAGCAGGTTGCGCTGTCGGCAATTTCGGAGGTCAACGCAGAGCTGTATGAGTTTCGCAGACGCCAGCAGATGCTGGGGTATGCCTCGCTGGCAGAGGTTCCGGCGGAACAGCTGGACGGCAAAAGTGAGCGCATTCAGCACTATTTCAACGCGGTTTACTGCTGGGCACGCGCCATGCTCAACGAACGTTACCAGGACTATGACGCCACGGCGTCCGGTGTGAAGCGGGGCGAGGAACTGGCGGAAGCAAGCGGTGATTTGTGGCGTGACGCACGCTGGGCCATCAGCCGGGTGCAGGATGCGCCGCACTGCACAGTGGAGCTTATCTGATGAAAGTGCGTGCGCATCAGTATGACACGGTGGACGCGCTTTGCTGGCGTCATTACGGGCGCACGCAGGGTGTCACGGAGCAGGTACTGAAGGCAAATCCGGGGCTTGCCGAATACGGCCCCTTTTTACCTCACGGGCTGCAGGTGGAGCTGCCGGACATTCCGACCACCACCACCGTGCAGACCGTCCAGCTATGGGACTGAATTATGACGCTTGAGCGAATCAGCGCCTTTATCACGTATTGCATCGCCGTCGTGCTGGCCTGGCTGGGCGATTTGTCCATCAAGGATGCCTCAACGCTGGGCGGCCTGATGATTGGTGTGCTGATGCTGGCTATCAACTGGTACTACAAACACAAAGCCTACCAGCTTCTGCGCGACGGGCAGATCTCGCGGGAGGACTATGAATCCATCAATCGTTAAACGCTGCCTTGTCGGGACCGTGCTGGCTATTGCTGCCACGCTGCCGGGTTTTCAGCAGCTTCACACCTCCGTGGAGGGGCTGAAACTGATTGCCGATTACGAAGGCTGTCGTCTGCAGCCGTATCAGTGCAGCGCGGGTGTCTGGACCGACGGCATTGGTAATACATCGGGCGTCATTCCCGGCAAAACCATTACGGAGCGACAGGCAGCGGAAGGGCTGATCTCCAACGTGCTGCGTGTGGAGCGGGCGCTGGAAAGGTGTGTGAAGCAACAGCCGCCGCAGAAGGTGTATGACGCGGTGGTGTCGTTTGCCTTCAACGTGGGAACGGGCAATGCCTGCAGTTCCACGCTGGTGAAATTACTCAACCAGCGGCGCTGGGCGGATGCGTGCCGACAGTTGCCGCGCTGGGTTTATGTGAAAGGTGTTTTTAATCAGGGGCTGGATAACCGCCGTGCGCGGGAGATGGCCTGGTGCTTACAGGGAGCAAACTGAAATGAAAAAGAAATTAATCAGCGGGCTGTTTCTGATGTTATGGATGGGGCTGTTGATCGCAACAATGATGTATCCACAGGGGATTTTTCCGGTACTGGCAGCATCTGGTGTCTGGGTAGCCTGTCTGCTGACATGGGCAGTAATTCCGGTAGCACTGGCTGCGTTAATTAAGAACGGTCCGCTCTGGCAGGAGTTGAGGGCATCTTTGCTGAAGAGCATTACCCGAAAAGAAAACGTATTTATCAGCTGGGTGATGCGATTGCTGATTGTCGTCAGTCTCGCCTGGACGGGGTGGGCCATTACCCTGGTCTTTTATCTGCTGACCGTTATTGCCTTCTGGATCACCCGTAATCAGATGGCGCAACAGGTAGCAGCATGAACCGGTTGATGCTGGTTGTGCTGACGTTATTACTGGCGGCGCTGGGCTGGCAGACGTGGCGGCTGGCTGATGCCAGCCAGACCATCAGCACGCAGGCAGACGAGCTGCAGAGCAAAAGCCAGGCACTGGCAAAGAGCAACAGCCAGCTTATCAGCCTGTCCATTCTGACTGAAACCAATAACCGGGAGCAGGCGCGGCTCTATGCCGAAGCAGAACAGACCAGCACGCTGCTGAGACAACGACAACACCGGATCGAGGAACTGAAACGTGAGAACGAGGATTTACGCCGCTGGGCTGATACTCCTTTGCCTGCTGACATTATCCGGCTGCGGAAACGTCCGGCACTCACCGGAGGTATGGCTTACCGTCAGTGGTTGTCCGCGAGTGACGCCGTGTCGGCTGGATCAGGCAACGCCGCGCACTAACGGTGATCTGAACGCGTTGCTGGATGAAACGGAGGCCGCCTGGGCGGTCTGTGCAGACAAAGTGGACATGATTATTGCGTGTCAGGAGCGAAACAGTGAACAAACCACAATCCCTGCGCCACGCCCTCAATAAAGCGGTGCCTTATGTCCGCAATAACCCGGACAAACTGCATCTGTTTGTGGATAACGGTTCGCTGGTTGCCACGGGGGCCAGCTCCATGTCGTGGGAGTACCGTTACACACTGAACGCGGTGATTGAGGATTTCAGCGGCGACCAGAATCTGCTGATGGCCCCGGTTTTGCTGTGGCTGAGGGATAACCAGCCCGATGCCATCAATAACCCGGCGTTACGGGAAAAGCTATTCACCTTTGAGGTGGATATTCTGCGCAACGATGTCTGTGATATCAGCCTGAACCTGCAACTGACGGAACGTGTGCTGGTCAGCACTGACGGCAGTGTGTCGAGCGTTGAAGCTATAGCGGAACCTGATGCACCTGAAGAAATGTGGACGGTGAAACGTGGCTGAACTGCAGAAGGTGGACGACTGGCTGAGTGCCTTGCTGGCGAATCTGGAACCAGCCTCGAGAAGCCGCATGATGCGCCAGCTGGCGCAGGAACTTCGCCGGACACAGCAGCAGAATATCAGGATGCAGCGCAATCCTGACGGCAGCAGCTATGAACCGCGACGGGTAACAGCACGCAGTAAAAAAGGCCGTATCAAACGTCAGATGTTTGCAAAGCTGCGCACCACAAAATACCTGAAAACTGCCGCCAGCACCGACTCTGCCAGCGTGCAGTTTGAAGGCAAGGTGCAGCGCATTGCCCGCGTTCACCATTACGGCCTGCGAGATCGCGTCAGTCGTAAGGGACCGGAGGTGCGTTACGCAGAGCGTCGCCTTCTGGGTGTAAATGATGATGTTGAGGCAATGACCCGCGACATGATTCTGCAATGGCTGGCGGGGTGATCTTTGTATCAGCACTGATACAAGTTGCAGCACTGCCGCCTTTCTTCCCCTGATGGCAACCTTTCCCTATGAACGCACAATTAACCGAAATCATGCGCCTTATCACCAACCTGATCCGCACAGGGGTAGTCACCGAAGTGGACAGGGAAAACTGGCTTTGCCGGGTGAAAACGGGCGAGCTTGAAACCAACTGGATCAGCTGGCTGACGCTGCGTGCCGGGAATGCCCGTACATGGTGGCGACCATCGGAAGGTGAGCAGGTGGTGCTGCTGAGTCTGGGCGGCAATCTGGAAACCGCCTTTGCGCTGCCCGCTGTCTATTCGAATCAGTTCGCACCACCGTCGACGTCGGCGGACGCCTGCGTGACAGAACATCCTGACGGTGGCTGGTTTGAATACGAACCCGCCACCGGGCGCTGGTATGTCAGGGGCATCAAATCAATGGTCATTGAGGCTGCTGACAACATCACCATGAAAACCAGTGAGTTTGTACTGGAGGCTGACCGCACGCGCATTAACAGCGAAGTGGTGATCAATGGTGGCGTTACCCAGGGCGGCGGAGCGATGAGTTCTAACGGGATCGTGGTTGATGCGCATCAGCATACTGGCGTCCTGAAAGGCGGCGATACAACCGGAGGCCCGGTATGACGCTTTATAGCGGGATGAACAATACCAGCGGCAAAGTCATTACTGATATTGATCATCTGCGCCAGTCGGTGCGGGACATTCTGCTGACACCGCAGGGTAGCCGTATTGCCCGCCGGGAATATGGTTCCCTGCTGTCGGCACTGATAGATCAGCCACAAAATCCGGCATTACGCCTGCAGGTCATGTCGGCAGTGTATGTGGCGCTGAGTCGCTGGGAGCCACGGTTGACGCTGGATTCCATCACCATCAACAGTAATTTTGACGGTTCAATGGTGGTGGAGCTGACCGGGCGGCGGAATAACGGTGTGCCTGTGTCCCTTTCCGTATCAACAGGAGCAGAGAATGGCAGTGATTGACCTTTCGCAGTTGCCTGCGCCGCAGATTGTGGATGTGCCGGACTTTGAGACGCTGCTTACCGAACGCAAGGCAGAATTTGTGGCGCTTCATCCGAAAGATGAGCAGGAAGCAGTGATCCGCACGCTGGAACTGGAATCTGAACCCGTCACCAAATTGTTGCAGGAGAATGCTTACCGTGAGTTGCTTCTGCGCCAGCGCATTAACGAAGCCGCGCAGGCTGTGATGGTGGCTTACGCGATGGGCGGCGATCTTGACCAGCTCGCTGCCAACTACAACGTGAAACGCCTGACGGTGACGCCTGCTGATAATGACGCTGTGCCGCCCGTTGCGGCTGTGATGGAAAGCGATGAAGCGTTACGCCTGCGTGTGCCTGCAGCCTTTGAAGGGCTTTCAGTTGCGGGGCCAACTGCAGCTTATGAATTTCATGCCCGAAGCGCCGACGGTCGGGTGGCGGATGCCAGTGCAACCAGCCCGGCACCTGCAGAGGTGGTGCTGACTGTCCTTAGCCGCGAAGGCGATGGAACCGCAGAAAAAGACCTGCTGGACGTGGTGGAAAAAGCTCTGAACAGTGAGAACGTCCGCCCGGTGGCTGACCGTCTTACGGTTCGCAGCGCAGAAATCATCCCGTATCGCGTGGAAGCCACCATTTTTCTCTATCCTGGACCGGAAGCAGAGCCGGTAATGGCAGCGGCAAAAGCCAGCCTGCAGAAGTACATCGCCAGTCAGACGCGTCTTGGTCGGGATATTCGCCGTAGCGCCATCTTTGCCGCCCTGCATGTTGAGGGGGTGCAGCGTGTGGAGCTGGCTTCTCCTCTGGCGGATGTGGTCCTGAACAAAACACAGGCGGCATCATGTACGCAGTGGAGCGTAACCAACGGAGGAACGGATGAATAGTCTGCTGCCACCGGGTTCAACACCACTGGAGCGCCGACTGGCGCAAACCTGCAGCGGGATTTCTGATCTGCAGGTGCCGCTTCGTGACTTGTGGAATCCGGCAACCTGTCCGGTCAGTTTCCTGCCTTATCTCGCCTGGGCGTTCTCTGTGGATCGCTGGGACGAGGGCTGGACAGAAAGCGTCAAGCGCCAGGTGGTGAAGGATGCTTTTTATATTCATCAGCATAAAGGGACCACCAGTGCCGTGCGGCGGGTGGTGGAGCCGTTCGGATTCCTGATCCGCATTATTGAGTGGTGGCAGACCGGAGAAACACCGGGCACGTTTCGCCTGGATATCGGCGTGCAGGACCAGGGCATCACTGAAGATACCTATCTGGAACTTGAGCGACTGATAAGCGATGCCAAACCATGTAGCCGCCACATGATCGGCATGTCCATCAATCTGCAGACCAGCGGCCCGCATTGGGTGGGAGCCGCCAGCTATCTTGGCGAAGAAATCACGATCTATCCGTATATCAACGAAACGATTATTTCCGGTGGCACCGCGCATGAAGGCGGGGCGGTCCATGTTATTGACACAATGAGAGTGAATCCATGAGCACAAAATTTTATACCCTGCTGACGGATATTGGCGCGGCGAAACTTGCCAGCGCCGCCGCGCTCGGTGTGCCGCTAAAAATTACCCATATGGCGGTGGGCGATGGCGGTGGAGTATTGCCAACGCCGGACGCAAAGCAGACGGCACTGGTAAATGAGAAACGCCGGGCTGCGCTGAATATGCTTTATATCGACCCGCAGAACCGCAGCCAGATTATTGCCGAACAGGTGATCCCTGAAAACGAGGGCGGTTGGTGGATACGTGAAGTGGGCTTGTTTGATGAGTCCGGGGCATTGATTGCCGTGGGCAACTGCCCGGAAAGCTATAAGCCGCAACTGGCTGAAGGTAGCGGGCGCACTCAGACCGTGCGCATGGTGCTGATTACCAGCAGCACGGACAATATCACCCTGAAAATCGACCCTGCTGTAGTGCTGGCAACCCGCAAGTATGTGGATGACAAGGCACTGGAGCTGAAGGTGTACGCGGATGATCAGATGGCAAAACATCTTGCCGCACCGGACCCGCATTCACAGTACGCGCCAAAAGCCAGCCCGACATTTACCGGAACCCCCAAAGCGCCAACGCCAGCGGCGGGGAATAATACCACGCAGGTTGCGACCACTGCGTTTGTACAGGCGGCACTGACGGCCCTTATTAATGGTGCGCCAGCCACGCTGGACACGCTGAAAGAAATAGCCGCAGCCATTAACAATGATCCGAATTTCAGTACCACCATTAACAATGCGCTGGCACTAAAAGCACCGTTGTCGAGTCCGGCACTCACCGGAACGCCAACAGCCCCCACGGCGGCGCAGTCGGTCAACAATACACAGATTGCCACTACGGCTTTTGTGAAATCGGCGATTGCAGGAATGGTGGGTTCTGCACCTGCTGCACTGGATACACTGAACGAACTGGCGGCGGCACTGGGGAATGATCCGAACTTTGCCACGACAATGCTTAATGCGCTGGCAGGTAAACAACCGCTGGACAATACGCTTACCAATTTGAGTGGAAAGGATGTAGCTGGTCTTCTCAAATACCTTGGTTTGGGAGCATCGGCTTTCGGGCTAAAAAACGTTGTGTATTACACATCGGCTCAGGTCGTGCAGTGGCCTGTACCAGATATCCTGAAACAAGGGCGCCGTTGCTACGTCGTCGTGATTGGTGGTGGTGCTTCGGGGGCATACGGTAACGAAAAAGCAGGTGGAACGGGTGGTTCGTCAGGGGGCCGGTCAGAAAAAATCGTAGACCTGACCGGTGTTGATGAGGTGACGGTAACAGTTGGGGCTGGCGGGGCTGCGATAGACTCAAATAACTCGGCAGGTAACCCAGGAGCTACTTCATCATTCGGCACTTATTTATCAGCAACAGGAGCGCCAGCTACAAACATATTCTCGAGTCAACCAGGTGGGAAAGGAATTGGTGGGGATGTGAATATTGCAGGATTTCCAGGAACGCCTGCGGTTGTTTGTTCCACTGATGGAAAAAGGATAGGGGGTAATGGTGGCGGCCCAGGGGCTGGAGCAGGGAAATATGACACCACTCAGCAGGGAGCTGAGTATGAGCGAAATGCTCGATTCCCCGGCTCAGGCGGGGCTGGTCTTGCGTACTATTCCGGGTTGACAGGTTCTACAGGACGCGGTGCTGATGGTGCCGTATACATCTACTGGTGAGGTAATTATGTGGGCACGAATTGAAAATAATATTGTACTGGAATTGACCGATATAGACCCCGCCGGTCGTTTCCATCCGTCACTAATTTGGGTTGAATGCCCTGCGGATACTCAGCAGGGCTATATTTACAGCAACGGCGAATTTACGCCACCGCCGGAGGTGTTGGCCAGTTGATATCCGGTGCGCTGGATGTGTCCACAGCTTCCAGCGCGTCCAGATAATCCAGCCACAAATTATATTGCGCCAGTTCCTCACCTTTCAGACGACCAATAGCCGCTTTACCAGGCCATTGTTTACTGTTCATATAATCGTTGGCCTGATTAATCAGTTGCTGCTTTTCCTGTTCGGCTGCAGCAATCTGTTCCTCATGTGTTGGTGGTGGAATTTCAGACCATGCAGGAAAACCATTTTCTCCAGCGATACGGATTTTTCCTTTCGGCGGTAATCCGGAAAACGCAATATACACTTGCTCATCAACTTCAACAGCATCATCTGGCCATGAGTCAGCTTGAGTGTAATCCTCTTTCATCTCCAGCGGATAGAAAGAGTTTGTAGTCGCGGAATATATGTAATTCATTTTTCACTCCATATAGCTAAATTAACAGCCTAACGCTAAAAATGAAGCGCCGAGGCCAGGAGTACTGGCTCTGGATATAAATTTAACCGGGTCGGGACTAAAACCTGCACAGGCAATATAACCAACAGCCCCGCTATCTGGTGTGTAGTCTTGTGAGACCAAAACACGCAGACATCTGTTTGGAAATGCAATCGGGAAATGGGTTACTACATCCTGTGCAATACCTGGTGCGCCGATTGAGCCCCACTGAAGAATAAAACCTGATGGTAATTTTTGATATCCAGTACCTGAAACAGAAAGCGTGAAGCTACCCATATCAGGTATCTGATTCGCCCCTGTCCCTACATCCCGTTTTGCCGCTTCTCCCAAACCAACGTTTAAGAAAATGCAGAGGTAACAGCTAACTGGCATCATCTCCGGTTTTTATTCAGGGGATTGATCATGCTAATTGGCTATGTACGCGTGTCAACAAATGACCAGAACACCGATTTGCAACGTAATGCACTGAACTGCGCGGGATGTGAGCTGATTTTTGAGGACAAAATCAGTGGCACTAAGTCCGACAGACCGGGGCTTAAAAAACTGCTCAGGACACTATCGGCAGGTGACACACTGGTTGTCTGGAAGCTGGACAGGTTGGGGCGCAGTATGCGGCATCTTGTTACGCTGATAGAAGAGTTGCGCCAGCGCGGCGTGAATTTCCGAAGCCTGACTGACAGTATTGATACCAGCACCCCAATGGGCCGTTTCTTTTTTCATGCCATGGGTGCCCTGGCTGAAATGGAACGCGAACTGATAGTTGAACGTACCAGGGCGGGGATTGCTGCAGCTCGTGCTAAAGGCAGAGTAGGTGGACGCCGTCCTAAGTTGACCACTGAACAGTGGGCACAGATTGGACGTTTACTCGAGGCCGGAGAATCAAGACAGCGTATTACACTGATTTTTGATGTAGGCGTTTCTACCATTTATAGAAAATTTCCGGCAAATAAGAGCAATGAATCCCCCTGAATCAGCATAATTTTGATTATCCCTGCAAGCAGACAAATACCGTCATTTTGTGTGAATAACGGTACAACTGCGCTTAGCTGTTTGTCAGGCACAATCACTTCAACATAGGGCGAAGCCTAATCCAATCAGGAGGTTCGCCACTATGGCTCAGGATTACCACCACGGGGTGCGCGTTGTTGAAGTCAACGAAGGCACCCGATCTATTACCACGGTGAGCACCGCCATCGTGGGTATGGTCTGCACGGGCGATGATGCCGATGCAAAAATGTTTCCTCTTAATAAACCCGTGCTGATCACTGATGTGCTGACTGCCAGCGGTAAAGCGGGTGAGTCAGGTACTCTGGCCCGTTCGCTGGATGCCATCGCTGACCAGGCAAAACCCGTGACCATTGTTGTGCGTGTGCCACAGGGTGAAACGGAAGACGAAACCACGACCAATATCATCGGCGCAGTGACTGCTGAAGGTAAAAAAACAGGTATGAAAGCCCTGTTATCTGCCCAGTCACAGCTCGGCGTTAAACCGCGCATTCTCGGCGTGCCAGGCCACGACACCAAGGCGGTAGCTACTGAGTTGCTGAGCGTGGCGCAAAGCCTGCGTGGATTTGCTTACCTGTCAGCGTATGGCTGCAAGACAGTGCAGGAGGCGATCACTTACCGCGAAAACTTCAGCCAGCGCGAAGGGATGCTGATCTGGCCTGACTTTACTGGCTGGGACACGGTGCTGAATGCCGAAGCAACGGCATATGCCACCGCCCGTGCGCTTGGTCTGCGCGCCAAAATTGACGAGCAGACCGGATGGCACAAAAGCCTGTCCAACGTGGGCGTGAACGGTGTCACCGGAATTTCTGCAGATGTGTTCTGGGATCTGCAGGACCCGGCAACCGATGCAGGTCTGCTGAACCAGAACGACGTCACCACGCTTGTGCGTAAAGACGGTTTCCGCTTCTGGGGTTCCCGCTGCCTGAGTGATGACCCGCTCTTTGCCTTCGAAAACTACACCCGCACGGCGCAGGTGCTGATGGACACGATGGCAGAAGCACACATGTGGGCGGTGGATAAACCGCTTAACCCGTCGCTGGCCCGCGACATTATCGAAGGTATCCGCGCCAAAATGCGCAGCCTGGTCAGTCAGGGCTATCTCATTGGTGGTGATTGCTGGCTGGATGAGTCGGTGAACGACAAAGACACGCTGAAAGCCGGAAAACTCACCATCGACTACGACTACACGCCAGTGCCGCCACTTGAAAACCTGATGCTGCGTCAGCGCATCACCGATCAGTACCTGGTGAATTTCGCCAGCCAGGTCAGCGCGTAAGGGGACAACATGGCTTTACCACGCAAATTAAAACACCTGAACCTGTTTAACGACGGGAACAACTGGCAGGGGATCGTTGAGTCGCTGACGCTGCCGAAATTTACCCGCAAATATGAGAAGTATCGCGGCGGCGGAATGCCGGGTGCGGTGGATGTGGATCTGGGGCTTGATGACAGTGCGCTGGACACAGAATTTTCCATTGGTGGTACTGAATTGCTGCTGTTTAAACAGATGGGTAAAGCCACGGTGGATGGCATCCAGCTGCGCTTTACCGGCTCTATTCAGCGTGACGATACCGGGGAAGTGCAGGCCGTGGAGCTTGTCGTGCGTGGACGTCACAAAGAAGTGGATTCCGGCGAGTGGAAGACGGGCGAAAGCAACACGACCAAAGTGACCAGTACCAACAGCTACGCGAAGCTGACCATCAATGGTGAGGTGCTCTATGAAGTGGACCTTATCAACATGGTGGAAACTGTGGACGGTGTGGACCTGATGGAAGCGCACCGCAACGCCCTCGGCCTCTGATATATCTGAACGGCGCGGGATACCGCGCCAGAACCCAATTGACAGGACAGTAAAATGAGCGATAAGCAGACTGAAAAGACCATTCAACTGGATACCCCCATCAAGCGCGGTAAAACAGAAATCACCGAAATTGTGCTGCGTAAACCGCAGTCTGGTGCGCTACGCGGTACACGCCTGCAGGCCATTATGGATATGGATGTGAACGCGATGATGACCGTGATCCCCCGCATCTCCAGCCCGGCACTGACTGCACAGGAAATTGCAGAGATGGACCCGGCAGATCTCACTGCCATGTCGGTTGAGGTTGTCACTTTTTTGTTGAAGAAGTCGGTGCTTGCCGGTTTACCGACAGCCTGACGGTTGACGATCTGGTGGCAGATATCGCCACCATTTTTCACTGGCCGCCATCCGTTACTGACGTTATGCCGCTGACCGAAGTGCTGGAATGGCGGTATAAAGCGATTCAGAGAAGCGGGGCCAACGATGAGTGATAATAACCTGCGCCTGCAGGTCATTCTTAATGCGGTTGACAAACTCACCCGCCCATTCCGTGCTGCACAGGCCAGTTCGAAAGAGCTGGCTGGCGCAATCAGAAACTCCCGTGACGCATTAAAGCAACTCAATCAGGCGGGTAACAGCCTGGAAAAATTTCGCAAGCTGCAGGCCGATAACAAAAAGTTAGGCGACAGGCTGAACTATGCCAGACAGAAGGCAAATTTGCTTAGCTCTGAGCTGGAGTCGATGGAACAACCATCACAACGGCACCTTGTGGCTTTAGGTCGGCAAACGCTGGCAGTCCAACGTCTGGAAGAACAACAAAAATATTTGCAGAAGCAAACGGCGCTTGTGCGTGCAGAACTGTACCGGGCGGGAATTTCTGCGAAAGATGATGCGGGAGCAACTGCCCGTTTAGCCCGTGAAACATCACGTTATAACCAGGAACTGTCGAAACAGGAGGCGCGGCTGAAGCGACTGGGGGAAGCTCAGCGCAGGATGAATGCAGCGCGTGCCAGTTATGCCCGTTCGCTGGAGGTGCGTGATCGTATTGCAGGTGCCGGAGCCACCACCACGGCTGCAGGGCTGGCAATGGGTGCGCCAGTGATGGCGGCAGTAAAAAGCTATACCAGCATGGAAGATGCCATGAAAGGTGTGGCAAAGCAGGTCAATGGTCTGCGTGACGATAATGGCAACCGCACTGCACGTTTTTATGAAATGCAGGATGCCATCAAGGCTGCCAGCGAACAGTTGCCGATGGAAAACGGTGCGGTGGACTTCGCTGCACTGGTTGAAGGTGGTGCGCGCATGAACGTCGCAAACCCTGACGACAGCTGGGAAGATCAGAAACGTGACCTGCTGGCCTTCGCCAGTACGGCAGCAAAGGCGGCAACAGCCTTTGAGCTGCCAGCGGATGAACTGTCAGAAAGTCTGGGGAAAATCGCCCAGCTCTACAAAATACCTACCCGCAATATTGAACAGCTCGGTGATGCGCTGAACTATCTGGATGATAACGCCATGTCGAAAGGGGCGGACATCATTGATGTGATGCAACGCCTGGGCGGTGTGGCTGACCGTCTCGATTATCGTAAAGCGGCGGCGCTGGGTTCCACCTTCCTGACACTGGGCGCTGCGCCGGAGGTTGCAGCCAGTGCAGCAAACGCGATGGTGCGTGAATTGTCCATTGCCACCATGCAAAGCAAGAGTTTCTTTGAAGGGATGAATCTGCTGAAACTCAATCCTGAAGTGATTGAAAAGCAGATGACGAAGGATGCGATGGGAACTATCCAGCGTGTGCTGGAGAAGGTGAACGCACTGCCGCAGGACAAGCGTCTGTCTGCCATGACCATGTTGTTTGGTAAAGAGTTTGGTGATGACGCGGCGAAACTGGCAAACAACCTTCCGGAACTGCAGCGCCAGCTAAAACTGACAGCGGGCAATGATGCGCTCGGTTCCATGCAGAAAGAATCCGACATCAACAAAGACTCACTTTCTGCTCAGTGGTTGCTGGTCAAAACCGGAGCGCAGAACACCTTCAGCAGCCTGGGCGAAACGCTGCGCCAGCCGCTGATGGATATTCTGTACACGGTGAAAAGCATCACGGGAGCGTTGCGCCGCTGGGTGGAAGCTAACCCGGAACTGACAGGCACACTGATGAAAGTAGCGGCTGTTGTGGCTGCGGTTACCGTAGGCCTCGGCACCTTAGCGGTGGCGCTGGCTGCAGTGCTGGGGCCGCTGGCAGTGATCCGTCTGGGATTCTCTGTGCTGGGTATCAAAACGTTACCTTCCGTTACGGCAGCAGTAACTCGAACCAGCAGCGCGTTGTCCTGGCTGGCTGGCGCACCACTGGCACTGCTGCGACGCGGGCTTGCTTCATCGGGCAACGCAGCGGGTTTACTTACTGCTCCGTTGTCGTCTTTGCGTCGCACGGTATCACTGATGGGGAATGTCCTGAAAACTGTAGCAGGTGCGCCGGTTGCACTTTTGCGGTCTGGATTATCCGGTTTACGTGCTGTTGCTGTGATGTTTATGAATCCACTGGCAGCACTACGCGGTGGACTGGCTGCCGCAGGCGCGGTGCTTCGTGTGCTTGCATCTGGTCCGCTGGCGATGCTGCGCGTTGCCCTGTATGCCATATCTGGTCTGTTAGGTGCTCTGCTCAGTCCGATAGGTCTTGTGGTTACTGCACTGGCGGGCGTGGCGCTGGTTGTCTGGAAATACTGGCAACCCATCACCGCATTTCTCGGTGGCGTGGTGGAGGGATTCAAAGCGGCGGCAGGTCCCGTCAGTGCCGCATTCGAACCACTTAAGCCTGTGTTCCAGTGGATTGGCGACAAAGTGCAGGCGCTGTGGGGCTGGTTTACTGACCTGCTGACGCCCGTTAAGTCGACCTCTGCCGAACTGCAGAGTGCAGCGGCAATGGGGCGACGATTCGGGGAGGCTCTGGCGGAAGGGCTGAATATGGTCATGCATCCGCTGGACTCCCTGAAATCCGGCGTTTCCTGGTTGCTGGAGAAACTCGGCATTGTCAGTAAAGAGGCCGCAAAGGCAAAACTACCGGAAAGCGTGACGCGTCAGCAACCTGCGACGGTGAATGCAGACGGCAAAGTGATGATGCCATCGGGTGGTTTTCCATCATGGGGATATGGCTTTGCGGGGATGTATGACAGCGGCGGGTATATCCCGCGCGGGCAGTTTGGCATCGTCGGTGAAAACGGGCCGGAAATTGTTAACGGCCCGGCAAATGTGACCAGCCGGAGAAATACAGCTGCACTGGCTGCCGTTGTTGCCGGAATGATGGGCGTTGCTGCCGCGCCAGCAGAGCTTCCACCGTTGCACCCCTTGGCACTTCCCGCGAAAGGTGGAGAAGCAATTGTGAGTCGCGCAGCCACTGTGCCGCTCGTTCAACGGATTGAGGCACCGACGCAGATCATCATTCAGACGCAGCCAGGACAAAGTGCGCAGGATATTGCGCGGGAGGTGGCACGCCAGCTTGATGAACGTGAACGCAGGCTGAAGGCAAAAGCCAGGAGTAACTACAGCGATCAGGGGGGATACGACGCATGATGATGGTGCTGGGATTGTACGTGTTTATGCTGCGCACCGTTCCGTATCAGGAACTGCAGTATCAACGCAGCTGGCGACATGCGGCAAACAGTCGGGTAAACCGACGTCCGTCCACGCAGTTTCTGGGACCGGAAAACGACATGCTGACGCTTTCCGGTGTTCTTATGCCGGAAATAACAGGCGGCAGGCTGTCGTTGCTGGCACTGGAGCAGATGGCAGAACAGGGGAAAGCATGGCCCCTGATTGAAGGCAGCGGCACGATTTACGGCATGTATGTGATTGAGGGACTGAATCAGACTAAAACGGAGTTTTTCCGCGACGGTATGCCGCGCCGGATTGAGTTCACCCTGTCGCTCAAACGGGTGGATGAATCCCTGTCCGATATGTTCGGTGATCTCAGTGCGCAACTGAATAATCTGCAGGAAACGGCAACGTCTGCCTTAAGCGATATCAGTAAAACGGTGGGAGGGCTGCTGTCGTGAATTTCAGCTCTGAACTGCTTAACAAAGGCAACAAAACTCCCGCATTCAGCATCAGTATTGAGGGCAGGGATATCACCACTGTGCTGGATAACCGCCTGATGAGTTTGACGCTGACGGATAACCGGGGCTTTGAAGCGGACCAGCTTGATCTGGAGCTGGATGACGCTGACGGAAAAATCGTGCTGCCGCGCCGTGGTGCGGTCATTACGCTGGCGCTGGGCTGGAAGGGGCAGCCGCTTTTCCCTAAAGGGGCATTCACAGTGGACGAGATTGAACACACTGGCGCACCGGACCGCCTGACTATCCGGGCGCGAAGTGCTGATTTTCGGGAAACGCTGAATACCCGCCGTGAAAAATCGTGGCATAAGACCACCGTCGGGGAAGTGGTGAAGGAAATAGCCGCGCGGCACAAGCTGAAGATGGCACTGGGTAAAGACCTGTCGGATAAGCCCGTGGAGCATATAGACCAGACTAATGAGAGTGACGGCAGTTTTCTGATGCGGCTGGCGCGACAGTACGGTGCCATCGCGTCGGTGAAAAATGGCAATCTGTTATTCATCCGGCAGGGGCAGGGCAAAAGCGCCACTGGTAAACCTCTGCCAGTGATCACTATCACACGCAAGGACGGCGACAGTCACCGATTTACCCTGGCAGATCGCGGAGCCTACACGGGCGTAATTGCCAGCTGGTTGCATACCCGCGAACCTGCGAAGAAAGAAAGCACCACGGTGAAGCGTAAGCGCAGAACTAAGAAGCAGAAGAAAGAGCCAGAAGCGAAGCAGGGCGATTACCTGGTGGGTACGGATGAAAACGTGCTGGTACTTAATCGCACTTATGCCAACCGGAGCAACGCCGAACGAGCGGCGAAAATGCAGTGGGAACGCCTGCAACGCGGCGTTGCGTCATTTTCGCTACAACTGGCAGAAGGGCGGGCAGATCTCTACACGGAAATGCCTGTGAAGGTCAGTGGTTTTAAACAGCCGATAGATGATGCGGAATGGACCATTACGACTCTGACACATACCGTCAGCCCGGATAACGGTTTTACAACCAGTATTGAACTCGAAGTGAAGATTGATGATCTTGAAATGGAATAAAGCGTTCTCAATATTGATATTTTGTGTATCATTACAATAATTCTGATAGCAAAGGTAGGGATCTGGATATGATGAATTGTCCAAAGTGTGGTCATGCGGCACACACAAGGAGCAGTTTTCAAGTAACTGAAAGCACCAAAGAGCGTTACTGCCAGTGCCAAAATATTAACTGCGGGAGCACTTTTGTTACCCATGAAACAGTGGTCCGGTTTATTGTGACACCCGCACTGATTGCTACTGCTCCTCCACATCCATTGCCAGGTGGTCAGGGGCATATGAATTTTTGAGAAAGAGAACCTGCTACGGCAGGTTTTTATTCATCTGGGATCTCACCCGTTTCAAGAAAATGTATAAAGCCAGGCTCATCTATGATGATTGTGCCTTTCATCCTGGCTGCCGATACTTTTGATGGGCCTGCATTGTAACCGCAACAGAGCATCTGAAGGCTTTGGGTTACAGAGGTTCTTACCGTTAATCCTTGTTCATTCGCCTTATCAACCAATCTTTCTTTATCTGCTTTCTTAAATCCGGTGAAACACACATCGAATGTATTTTTTTTCGGACCAGACTGCTTAGTGAGATGTGAGTAGTTTTCGGGGAGGAATGATGTGCATTCCTGAATGGCTTGTTCTGGTGAATCGTACTGTTTAAGAATGCGGTCTTTTCGGAAGGTTTTTATTCGATCGGTGTTCTTACAAATGCCCTGTATATGATTTTCGCTATAACTGATGCTCTGTATAGAGTGAACACCGATACGACCATTTGCATTGATGTAAACAAAGTGAAGTTCTTCCATGTCAAACCTCTTTGCATGATTTCAAGATGGCGACAGGCAAGATGGACGCAAAAGTCTGTCGCCATTTTGCCGCCACTACCTAAGAAAAAGGGGCTACGCTTTCACGTAACCCCTTGATTTATTTGGTGGAGCTGGCGGGAGTTGAACCCGCGTCCGAAATTCCTACATCCTCGGTACTACATGCTTAGTCAGTCTTTACATTCGCTTGCCAGCTGCGGACGGACACGCCACTAACAAACTAGCCTGATTAAGTTTTAACGCTTCAACCCCAGGCAGGGCTTCCACGCGATCTCTTTTGGGTTTGACCTCTCTTGATCCCCGTCCTAAGAGCGGAGGCTAGGGAGAGAGGGCTCTAAGCAGGTTATTAAGCTGCTAAAGCGTAGTTTTCGTCGTTTGCGACTATTTTTTGCGGCTTTTTACGAGGCCAACCGCCCCTCGGCATGCACCTTGGGTTTCGCAAATCCCGTCGAATCCAGAATCAGCCCCAATGTGTAAAGGTAAGTATACCAGATTTATGAGCGCCATGACCAGCCTCAATGGCGTTATCGTTAAAGATTTAGCACCCATGTAGCCTGATTTTTATTCGATTAAGCAATGGGATGGCAACATTTGTGTCGGATGTGATAGCCAATAAGATGTTCATTCGCGCCGCCGGAGAGGGAGGCGCGGTGAGGAACTGGTCAATAATTGGAGTGCAGGTTTAACGGTGGGCGTTTTTCATGATACGTGCTTTATCCACCTGCCATTCGCGTTCTTTGATATCTGAACGTTTATCGTGCTGTTTTTTACCTTTGGCGACGCCGATTTTCACTTTGCACCAGGCATTTTTCCAGTACAGGGAGAGCGCCACTACGGTATAGCCTTCTCGATTGACGCGACCGTACAATGAGTCCAGTTCGCGTTGGTTGAGAAGTAACTTGCGGGTACGGGTAGGATCGCACACCACATGCGTGGAGGCCACGGCCATTGGCGTGATGTTAGCGCCAAACAGAAATGCCTCTCCGTCACGCAGAAGGACGTAGCTGTCGCTGATATTGGCTTTTCCTGCGCGCAGGGATTTAACCTCCCAGCCTTGCAGGGCAAGTCCCGCTTCGAACTCTTCTTCGATAAAGTATTCGTGACGGGCGCGCTTGTTAAGCGCGATGGTCGCTGAACCAGGTTTATGTGCTTTTTTCTTCGTCAT